TGCTGAATATTCAACCAAATTTTTACCTACTGCTTTCAATGGTTTATAAAAAAAGTCATATACATTAACTGTATTTTTAATAGGAACATCCATAAAATTTGTCTTTTCACTATCTCTATTATCAACTGCTCCTATTTTCACTACCTCATCTTTTTCTACAATATGAGATTTATCATTTGACATAGTAAATTCTAACCATAAATGAAGTAAATCATCATAACTATGTTTTTTCATTGCGTCTTTCAAACCGCCTAATGTTAAAGCATTGCCTACAGTTGTAATGAATGATTTTATAGGTCTTCTCCCTACTCTCATTTTTGTTATAGTAAGGTCTTTATTTTGTTCTATAAATTTTCTAATATTTGGTGGATAATCCTTTCTACCTGTAAAAAATGCCTTAACAGTATCTACAATACCTTTACCTTTTGTTTTATAATAATATGGACTTCTTGTTCCCTCACCTTTTTTTACAGTATCTTTTATATATTGTGCTATAATTTCTTGTGCTTTCTTTTCTGAATTATCTTCTTCAACATCTTTTACCTTTTTAGGTCTTCCTCTTTTCTTTTTAACTGGTTCAGGTTCTTTTATAGGTTCAGGTTCTTTTATAGGTTCAGGCATTTTACGTGTTCCTCTCATATCTTTTGGTTTTGGTTTCTCTTCAACCTTAACAGTTGCTGGTGCTTTTTTCATTGATTGATTATAATCATCTATTAAATTTTCATCTAAATTATATTTAATAACATCATAGTCTTTTTTCTTTTTTCGTGCTGGTAGTTCTAATTCTTGTAATCTTTTCTCTAATTCTGCCTCTGCTTCATCTTTTATCTCTTTTGTGTTTTCCTCATCAACATATATATTTTTTGATAGGTTAATATTAACATTGTATAATTTTCTTAAATATATACATACCATAGGATATTTAGTTGTCATTTCTTTTGTTCCTTCTTGCTGTTCTGTGTGATAATCAAATTCACCTGTTTCAACAACATTAACACTTGTATCATCCGTTTCTTTTGATATTTTAATAAATTTGTTAAATGTTATGAAAGATTTATTTTTATCATCTCGTTGATACCTATTTGATATAATCATACATAATACACCTCCATCCTTCATCCCTTTTTCACTTGGATTTTTCAATAAATTATATGCTTGTGCTACAAAATCAACATCATATAAAGTTTTATCTACATATTTAACCTGTTCTCCTATAACATTACCTGTCTCTATATTTTTCTGTTCTAAATTACTAAATTTCATCTCTTTATATGCTGATTTAATAACTTTTTGTTGAATTCGTAAATTAAATGGTGGATTACCAAGAATATAATCATATTCATATCTACTTTCAAATGTCATAAAATCAGTATTATATACAAAAATGTTATCTAATCCCTTAAACAATAACTTTTGAAAATTATAAAATACATTGTGGTATTCATTACTATCTATCATAAAATTATCTTTGTTAGGACATATTTTTAATAAATTTGATATAACGCCACCAATTCCACTTGTGCCTTCTAATACAAATATTTTATTTCTTTTATCTTCTTTAATACCAGACATATCTATTATTGTTTTAACATTCTCTTTTGATGTAAAATTTGCTTGAAAATTAGTTATTTGTTGTTTATCTATTTTAAATGCTTTCAATATTTCACTTAGAGACGCTCCATTATCAAATAATTTTTTCATCTTCTTTTCTACTTCTTCATCATCATATTGATTTTTTGCGAGTTCTTGTAAATTAGGATTTCTATTAACCTTAAAATGACTATCATTACTAAACCGTTGTATTGATTTATTTGTTTCTTCAATTTTTTTACTAAAACTTTCTTTATACATTTGTCTCTTTAATTCTATTTCTGCTTTTCTTGAAAAATTGTCGCCTTCACTTTTTCGTTTTTCTAATTCTAAATTATATGCTTGTATGAATTCATTGTTTTCATTAGACATATAATTTTCAAATGATAATTTAGGTTGTAAAAGTTTCTCTTCAAATACATTTATATTTTCTTGTTTATTAAACATCATATCCCATATATATGTATCTCTACTATAATGACTACTTCTTGTTGGTATAATTTCTTGTATATCAAAATATTGTGATGTAATTTTTTTACTTTTTTTATCTTTAATAATATTAAAAACTACCTTCTTTATTCTCTTGTATTTAAGTGTTTTAATATTATTATTCATAATTTCATCTGCCTCTTCAATCCATTTTTCTAAATTTATTTTATCTGTTTTAGATTTTAGTTTTTCTTTTTCTTCACCTTTTAATTGCTTTTTGTATTTTTCTAAATATTCTGCTTGTTTATCTACTAAATCTTCAGGACAATTAATAATTTCATATTTTTGTTCTTCACCATCTTTTTTCTCACCTCCAATATTTTTTGAATGAATGTCTGCTGTTATTAAACAATAAATATTTACTAATGACTTCTGCTTTTTTTTATGACTATCTAAACGAACCGCACGAGCGATAATTTGTTCTGATATAGCATAGTTCCAATATGGTTGAATAAAAATGAAATTATTTGTTTCTTTAAAACTAATACCTTCTTTTATTGCTTTACTAAAAACTAATAACTGTATTTTATCTGTATTATATAATTTTATTCCTGCTTGTTTTTCTTTTATATTTTCACTACCTGTTATTTCAACCACATTAAATCCTTCATCTGTTAATTTTTTCATCAATATCAATATTGCTTTTTCCATAAACTCAGCATATAATAGTGTCTTTTCATTAGGGCGTGATTTTAAAAAATCTAAAATCCAATCACATTTTTCATTCATACCTTCATTTCTACTTATTTGAAAATAAGGGTCTTCTTTCGGTGGTAGCATATGAACTTCCGCCCAAATAGGTATAAAATGATATTTCTTTCTCGGAAAATCTGGGTCATTATCCTTTAATCTAAAAAATGAAATTAAACCGCCATAATATCTATCAAATTGTTTATCATCATCTCTTATTAGTGATAATTTATTTTTATCCATATCAACTAAAGGCGACCTTTTATAACCAATACCGATCAACGCCTCAATATCATCTGGACTATTACAAAATAATGTGCCTGTCATCATAATCGTTCTTAAAAATGTATTCTTATTTTGTAATAACAAATCTGCTACTTTATTACCTAATAGAGAATAATTACCTGTTTTCTCCCATTTTCTCGCACTAACTTTATTACTTATTTCTCTTGTCTTAAAATTTCTTAAATTATGTGCTTCATCAACTATTAATAAACTATTAGGTTTAATATCAACCTTGCTTAACATCATTTGTTGATATGATACAAATTTATACACATATTCACCTTCCTCATTTTTTCGTCTCGGGTCTAAACCAACTTCATACATTTTCATAATAGTATTAAAAACTAAACTTGAGGGTAGTAAAAAATAAACGTATGATTTAGGATTTAAATTTATAAATTGTTCTCCACAATTGATTGCTATTAATGTTTTACCACTTCCAACACCATAATACAAAATAACTAATTCATTTGTAGAAATACTCCAATCTTCAATAAATTTTTGTTGATATGGTCTAAATTTAAAATATGGGTTCTTATTTGATTTCACTAAATCAAAAGTTGAAATATCTTCATCATAAGGTATAATTTCTGGATTTTGATGTTTCACATCTTCTGCCTTAAATATATCTATCCATTTCTTAATATTGACTTCTGTATATCTATCAATAGTTTTTTTATTTGTTTCTCGTTCATCTCTTCTTTTTAATAGAGCAATTTTGTATTTTCTTAATTCTTCTTCTTGTTTTTTAGTATCTTCTTTTTGTTTTTTTACTAATTCTATGAGTTGTTCCTTTGTCATATTATCTAATAACTCATTATTCTCATCATTATGGTCTGCTCCACCTAATAATACTCGTTTAAGTTTATCTAACATAGTATATATATATATATATTATATTATAAAATAATATTTATGAATAAAATAAATTATATTGTTTATCTAAATAACCAATACTTACAACATCGAAATTAAACGTGTTAATATTTGATGCTGTTTGTAATGATATACTTTGAATAGGTGCTAATGTATATCCTGCTGATGTGTCTCCTGTAGGTGATGCTACTAATTTATTAAATCCAATACTCCATAAATCACTTCTAACATTCATAGGGTTCATTTTAAATTTTTGTTGTCCTATTTCTTGTCCTTTTCCTAAATTTGATGTTGTTAATGTTGTTATTGTGTCAATAGCATAAATTTTATAAAAATATCCTGTTTGGTTCATTACTGTTGCTGGATTTGAATAATTTATTCTTGTCCTAAATGTATTCGGTGCTGTTGCTGGTGATGTTGTTATTTGAAAATATAAACTTCCTTCACTTGATATATTTGTTAATATTGTATTAAAACGAATAACACACCAAAAACTTTCTAAATCTTGAAAAGTCAAACTACTTAAATCAACTGGTATATACCATCCTATTTTATTTGTATTTACTAAACTCTTAGTAAAATTCCAATAATTGCCTGTTGCTGATTGAACTGGGTCAATTGTTGCGTTATCTCCACCTTTCCACATTAATTTTTCGGTAGGTGTTAAATTATTCCAAACAACATTATAAACTGTTGTAGGTATCCAATTATTACAATTTATTGCTCTCATTAATGATGAATTAGCGTATGTCTGTAATGATGTTGTTTGTGTTTGTAATTGTGTAATGTTGCTTGTATTTGTAGTTATATTACTTGTATTAGTTGCTATATTACTTGTATTAGTAGTTATATTACTTGTATTAGTTGTTATATTACTTGTATTAGTTGCTATATTACTTGTATTAGTTGCTATATTACTTGTATTAGTTGCTATATTACTTGTATTTGTGTTTGTTAATGCTCCTATACTATTTATTGTCGTTCCTTGATTATTAACATCAACTCCCAAATTATTAATTGAACTTGTATTTGTTGTGATTTGACTTTGTAATGATGAAACACTATTTGAAGTATAAGTTGATAAATTATTTAAATCTCCTTGTAAATCTATTATATCATTTGTATTATTTGATACATTAGTTTGTAAAGTGCTTATATCAGTTGTATTATTTGATACATTAGTTTGTAATGTTTGTATAGCAAATGTATTTGTTTGAACTTGTCCTTGTAATGTAGTAATATCTGTTTGTGATTGTTGAGATATTGTTGTTAAATAATTAATGTCTCCTTGTTGAACTGATACTTGACCCTCTAATGTTCCTACCCGACCATTTAAAGTATTAATATTATTTGTATTAGTTGTAATATCACTTCCTAAATCGTTTATTTGTCTTTGTAATAATCCGTCTTCTTCTTGTAAGTCTAACACATTTTGATTTAATGTGTTTATTTGTGATTGTTGAGAAATTGATATTGAATTTAGAGAATTAATAGAAACTCCTAAATTATTTATTGTTGAACCTTGAGAATTAACTAAAACACCCAAATCATTAATTGAACTTGTATTTGAATTTACTGAAACTCCTAAACCATTTATTTGAGTTTGTAAAGAACCAATTTCACTTCTTACGGGCATAACTTCACCATTTAAATAAATAAAATTATTTTCTGTATCAAAATATAATTTATCACTTGTTATCGCTCCATTAACTGAATTATCTGTAAATAATATTTGTTGATTTGTTGATGTTTCCCCTGCTCCATTAACCCAAACATTAGGATTTGACGGACTTATATTATCTATTTCTTGTTGTAAAATATCTATTTGTGTCTGTGTAGCAACTAATACATTATTTTGATAAATTGTTTCACCATTTAGTTCTTTTACATCTAAAAACTTATCGTTTATATATTTAGTATTCCCTAATTCTTTTTCTGTATGACAATTGACAAAGTCAATAATAGAAGCACTCATTATTATATATAATATAGTATATATAATAATTTATTTATAAAATGAAATTTTTTAATTTAAAGTAAAGAATGTTTGAGTTGAGATTTAGAAGCATTAGCACCACCGCTCATAGCACCGCCAGAAGCACCGAACCCAACACTATTAAGAGCATTAGCGACACCTTCGTGATGTTTTCCTAAGTAATCTTTTACGTGTCCTCTAAGCATCTTACCAGTTGAACTATCATAAAACGCTTTAACGTGTGGTAGGATATGTTTAGCGTGTGATATAATTTTAGATAAACCACCATCAAATAAACCTGTTCCATTAAGTTGAGGGTCTCGCATAAAATCACTATGAACCATATTATTTTGTTTATGTGCGTTAATCGCATCGCTCTCGCTTAATGGACTGTATGAAATAGCGCTAAGATTTGTGTCCCAAAGCGATATAATATTGTCATACGCCATCACAGTCATCAAATCATAAGTTTCACAATTAGGGTCAAAATTTTGAACGCTTACAAAAACTTGAAATTGAGTTCTGTAAGAAACCATAGGACATAGATTACGACGAAGAGAGATATTACGCCCAAATTCAAGACGCACACACGCACCAGATGGAGTAAAGGTAGTAGGTAGATAATCACCATTTCCATCAACAGCATTAAGTCCATAAGGTAGAGGGAGACCATTAAAGATGGCGTAGTTATCAACTAAACCATTTTCAGCACACATTTTGTATATATCGCAGGTTTTTGAATTTGACAGAAGGGTAGCACCATCAAAATTTACCTGAACGTTTGTAATTCGTGTAAAATGGTCTGAGCGTTGAGAACCGTCAATTGTAGAAGTAGCAGGTGTTGAACCTCTATTATTATACAACATAATATTTTGAGTTGGTTTTACAGCAACAAGGACAGCAGTAGGAATGCGTGATACAGTTATTACAGGTGAAGGTAGAACATTTACAGGAGGCACAGGGGACGAATAAGGCACATTAAAGGTTTGAGGCATTCTTTCAATAGATTTAAGAGGATAATATACGAGGTTAGGCACAGCGTCCATATTGGTTGATACAGTAATATAACGAAATTCAGGTTGTTGAACTTGAACGTCAATATTTGTAATGTTTAGAACGTTTCCACCAGAACGATTACGACTAAATGAAAATAGACGTTGTCCTAAAGCACCAGCGAAAAATGTAAGGTCAAGGTTCATTGAGGTCAAGTGTGTTAAACCATAATCACCACCACCGCCAGAAAGATTGATATTACTTTTCAATGGAGAAAGAGGTATATAATCTTCAAGAGTAATGATGAAATCAAATTCAGTAGCACTATTTTTAGATACACTAAAAGGCACAGTATTTCTCGCCATAACATCTTCACTACCACCTTCTTTAAAACCATTAAGAGCATTACGAGCAGTTCCTACAAGACTATCATTATTAATACATTGGTCTAAAAAGGTAGGAGATAATTGAGAGCGATATTTTTCAGGAGCGAGAGTATTATAACGTTCAAGCATATCAACAACTGACCCAAGTGTCATAGAATAAGATGAACCACCGAGGGTGATTGTAGCGGTATTGATAATTTTAGATAGAGAATTTGAACGAGGAGCGAAACATCCATATTCATAAAGAGGTCGATTGTTTTCAAGAACACCGTTAGTATAAGAATTACCTGATACTTTTACACTAAATTGTTGTCGCCATAAAATTTCTTTTTGAACTACATTGAATTCGTTAGGTATTTCAAGTTTGACACTAATAGCACTATTACTATATGTATTAGTTTGATTTAGATTAATTGCTAAAAGGTTAGAGGGTTTTTGAACTACTACCGCTGGGACAGTAAAATCAAGCAACCCCTCACGAACCTCAATAATGTTATCGGTCAATGGAGCAGGAATAATATTACTCATTTATATATATATTATAGTATATATATTTTTTTTTAGAAAGAAATTAAAATTAAATATATCTATATCTATATATTTAATATTATTTTAAAGAATAAATTACTAAAATTTTCTTATATTAAAGTTGTGGTTTTGGGATAAAATGCTAATTTTAAATCTAATGGTTGCCCTGTAGGAATTACTAAATCATAACTTATATTATAGTTTGAAATCCACGATACAGAAACTTGAAAATCTTTTAAATCTTGATTTGTTGTTATATCTATTAATCTAATTTGAGAAATTGAAGACGTTTGATAAGTGATAAAATTATTATTATAAGCAAAATTATCTATATCCACTTGTATATCTGTCAAAATCGGTCTTAACGGTCGAACACCAGCAATAACATTATTACTTTCTAATGAACCATCGCTCGTAAGTTGATTGAGATATTCTAATTTAGTCGCTATACCATAATTAATCGTAAATACTATTTTTGTTAAAGCATACCACATATTTAATGAAGATTTCCACGATGGTATTTTAAGTATATTATTATCTAATGTATATACATAATCTAATTTTGACACTGTATTTCTAAAAATTAAATTTACATTACCATATCTTAAATCTGAAGCGAAATATATACTTGGATTTTGAAATAAATCTTGTAATAAACCATCCGTAAAAAATTCAACTCTTGCTCTTTGTGTATATGTCGGTGTCCCGTCAGGTAGATATGTTGTTATAGGGTCTTGAAGCATATATCTTTCATCAGCGTTAAAATTAAATTTACTATTATTTACATCAAATGAATAATATGGTATATTAGTCCATAAAGAAACATCTACTCCTAACGCCTGACATCCAACTCTAAATTTACCCCACATATCAATTATTGTTTGATTTATTGAAGTTAATAAGGTTTGAACATCATAAACAAAATAATAGGTTCTATTTGTCGTAAAATCTTGAACTCCATTTATAACAGATGGAACAGCACCTCCTTTAAATTCGGGTTGATATATAACATTATCACTTAAACTAAATATAATATCTCCTGCTATATTTCTATATGCGAGTGAAACTATATATAACAATTTATTAGGATTGGTATTTATACTACCATCTATATTGAATTTTGCGAGAGGAACAATTAAACGGGGGGCATCTGAAATAGGGATTAATGCTCTTTGAACTCCTATAAAATAATCATCTGCTTTTTTTAAAAAGGGTGCTTCGTTAAAAATTTCTAATATACTCGGTTGCTTATTTACATCTGCTGGTTTTGCGGTCAGTTGATTATACCCAATTAATTGTTGAACGTTAAAATACAATGGAGATTTTGTATGTGAATTCATTATATATATATATATTATAATAGATAAAAATTAAATAAAATTAGTTAATTGTAAAATTAATTCATCATTTTTTTTATAATCCTTTTTACTAAATTGTTTTTGAAACTGTTCCATATTCATATCGTCTCTTAATAAAAAATATATAGCATATCTTCCACATACAGCACTATCATTTTGTTGAAATTGAAACTCATTATATTCAATTCTATAAGGTGAATTTAATAACAAATATGTTAATTGTTTAAAATCTTCTTTGTATTTCTTTCGTTTGTAAGGGTCAATTTCTAATAAATTATCATCTATAAATCGTCCATAACTGTCAAATACATATATTACATTTTTTTGTTTATCTTTTCTTATTGCTATATAATGTCCTGATTTTGTATTATTAGAAAAATCCCAGAAATAAAGAATAACTAATTTGTTAAAAGGATACATTGCCTCTTCAATAGTATCATATTTTAAAAGTTCATCGTATGCTAATACTTTTACTTTTCCATCTAATGCTTTTATTATCTCATCTCCATTTAATGCCCTATTCATAATATATAATATAGGATATATTTAAATTTTAGAATTTGCGGAGAAATCTACAAATATATTTATAATAATAAAAAAATATCTCCGCAAATTCTAAAAAATGATTTTAAAAAGTTTTAAATTATTAATTAGAACCTAATATATACATTTCTCTTTCTCCCATTATAATCATTGGTGTCATATTAAATATACATACCCATCTACCTTTCATACTTAATATTTTTTTGATATTTTCTTTTGAAATACCTAAATATTTGTTAAGAGCGTTTTTATGTTGAACTGATACAGAATTTAAAAAGAATACAAATGAAGAACAACTTAAAAGCATAACCTTTGTTGTTTGTCCATCAGTAGCACAATGAACCGTTTGAACGATACTAATATGTTTCTTTCTCGCATTTTGAATAGAACTATTCATAAGGTGATATAATTTTTTCTTTAAAAATCCATTTTCTCTGGTATTTTCTAAACAGTCTATATCATCAAATGCTAATAATGAATGGTCGGGTATATCACTCCATTCTAATTCACTCTCAACAAACTTATCTAATGGTATTCTTTTTACTAAATCATCTAATAGTTTATCTGTATTACTTTCACTTAACAAATACACTTTATTATCCTTATAAATTTTCTTATAATTTTGTATATATTGTTTCAAGTAATAACTTTTTCCTGCTCCTGCCTTAGCACTCACCATAACAATATTGGTCTGTGTCGGGTCATTTGTTGGTAGTTCTTCAAAATATTCATCATCACTTAATTTTATATGTGTTGTTATATTGTCCTGTTCTTTTTCATTATGATATGTTTTACAGCAATTATCGCAACATTTCTTTTTACATTTCTCAACATTACAATTATTACAACATCTCTTCTTTTTATCATATAAATATATAACCTTACCATTATTACCTCCTTTTTTACTTTTTATAACTGCTAAACGTTTCCCAGTTTCAAACGAAAATGTATAATTATCTTCCATTTTATTATATATATATTACATAATAAAATAAATATATTAAAAATTAAAAAAATATCTAAAAAATATATTAAAATATATTAAAGTATCATCCCTGCTAAATCACCAACGATAGGTATGTCTTTTAAAAAATCAAAAATACCTGCTCCCGCCATTTTACAATCACTACAATCATAACCCATTCCTTCTAACATACCTTTATGTTTTTTTATAATAGTATCAATTCCTGTTTTATTATCTCTATGTTTTTCTAAATCTTTAAGTAATGTTTTCATTTTTCTTAAATGTGCTTTATCTCCACCTCTTAAAGTTCCTCTTGTTTTTGATGCTAATTTATCTTTTTTGAATAATGTAGGATATTTAATGGCGTTAATTTTATCTTTCAAATTTTTTCTTTCATATTTTTTAATAACACTTTTACTTGTATTAGGCGGTAGCATTTTTCGTCCTCCTTGTATATCATCTAAAATAAATGGTTCTTCACCTGAACCGATACTATACATAGGAAGCGGTGCGCCACCACTCAAATATTCATTTACTGATAAAATAGGTCTGCTTACTGTTTCATTCATATTTGTTAAACCTGTATTAGTGTAATATCCTACTGGATAACCTAAAAGATTATAATTATTACCTCCACCTATTTGATTTATACCTGCTCCTAATTGATAAAGTCCTGATTTATACATATATATATACTATATTAAGAAATTAAATATTAGAATTTATTTTATTATTGTTATCAGTAATATATGCCTTTAAATGATTACATACATCAATAATACTCTCAATATTACCTAATATATGCTTATATTGTCCGTCTAAACTTGTATCAATAACTAAATTTGAAACACTATTTTTATTTTTGTTTTTAATATGTCGTTTTGACTTATAATGAGTGTATATATAATTTATTTTATGTTCTGTTCCACATTCTAAACATTTTTTTACTTTCATAACACTTTTCTTAGGTTCAATTTCTGTCATTTTTATATTATAATATATATATAATATAAAAAATATATAAAATTAAATTATTTAATCACTTTTTTCTTCTAATTTTTCAACACTTTCATCTTTTTTAACAGTCTCTTTATAATATTCTCCTATAACTTCCTTTAACCAAATATCAAGACCAACTAATCTCTGTGTTAGACTATGATTTTCTGCTTTTAGTTTCCCGATTAAAACTAAAAGTTCGTCTTTGTCTTTATCATAATGTTTGAATACTTCTTCTTCATCTAATTGAATATTAATGGTTTCAGGTTTAATATCCATAAACAGTTTTTCTATCAATTCACACATAATTATATATTATATTTAGAAAATTATTTTTAAATTTTATATTATTTATATATTATTTATTTTATATACTATAATTATATATGAAAAAGGTTGTTGTTAATCAAGAAGATATTAAACAATTAAGAAAACAAAAGGTTTATGATATACAATATAGTGATGATGTAATTGAGGCGGTTAATCTAATTAGTTATAAAAATTCAAAAGTATCACATTTCGGTAGTTCATTATTTTCTAATCTTATTTATGCTGGTGATATTGATTTACGAGAAGAAGTTGATGATATAAATCATATACCTAATATAATGAAATCAGTTGTTGATAAAATCATATCAAGAGATGATTATAATAAAAAATATTTTTTAGGTGATATTAAAAGTGGTAATAAACAAAAATTTCAACCATTAGACGAACAT